CTTAGATTACATCATTAATGATGTTGAGACAACCATTCATCGCTTGGGCATCAATGCTCAGCTTTCTATAGAGGTTAAAAAAGATTATAGAGGCAACGAGTATGAGAAATTGATGAGCACATCGTTTCAGACAATGCCAATGCTCTTCAAAGAGATTCACTTGGAAGGCAATATTGCAATAAGAGATAAGGTTGACGCACCTGATGATTTCTTGGAGGTTCACATTAATCTCGATTATTATTATCATACATTTGATAATGGTAGCAACGGGCATACTTTAGGCAGAATTGTCTTCGAGGTTGATAAGCGAACCAATGAGAAGATGAAGGAGAGCGGTAAGGAGAGCAATTATATTTCAATGATTGTACGCAAGGTTCAGTCACTCGAAATCTAAGAAAGGAAACGGCAGGGCTAACCACCCTGCTACTAATATAGGAGATACGAAAAATGAAAAAAGGCATGATGAATCCATGTAATTGGAGAACCGAAGATGTAAAAGATGCGGTACAAGCAGCAATGCTCGCCGCTAGTGGAATTATCTTAGCGTATGCTGTTATCTGGCTCGCTTACTAAAAAAGGAGGTAATATGGAGATAGTAACAACATTAGTTAAGTTCCGTTGTCGCAAGGATAAAATGATGGAGCAGTCAAAGAATGCTCAGATTTTTCTCTTTGAAGACAAAGAAGGTAAGACTAAGGTATTCGTACCTAAGTCTAAACTAATTATCAAGGATGATGCTTTAGATAGCAACTATAATCTTTGCATCATACCTAAATGGGTATTCTTTAGCACAAAGAACCTTTCGCAGAATGTTGAGTTGGTAGGAGAAACGCAACACATGGAGGTTCTCAATGATATTGAAGATTAATAGTATATATAGTAATAATTATTTTGTTTAATGTATTAAAAAATAGGAGATACAACAATGAACACAATGGCAATGAATTTGATGGCACAGCCAAGAGTAAATGAAGTAGCGGTTGCAAAGCAGCCAGAGTTGAAGAGCGCAGACGAACGTCAGTTTTTGGATTTTGACGTAAGTAAGTGTCAGATACTTACCTTAGAGCAGCTTGAAAGAACTGAACGTGAGAATGATGCTTACGGCAAACCTCTCAAAGGTATCTATCATCACGAACTGATACATCGTGTAATGGATATGTGTAAGAGCTATGGTTATGAGCCAGAGATTTATGATTTATTTGCTTCAAACAACAAGGATAAGAAAAATCCTGGTGTAAGCATCTTGCCACAGAAAGAAGCTCAATTCGGCGACAGAGCAGTAGAGGCTCATATTCTACGAAGAGTTTACTGTAATATCCGTCTCAGAGATTTCGATAAAGGAGAGGGTAAGAATGAGGTCACAACCAATATGGCTGTATCATTCCATCAAAGAGGAATACAGCTCGGAATTGGACGTAATTGTGTTATCTGTCATAATACATGTATGCTTTCACCAGAGCAGTATGCGGCTACATATTCAGATACAAATAGCAACCGAAAATCATATACACTTGAAGAGTTGCTTCTAAAGGCTGATGAGTGGCTACAGAACCTTCGAGGTATTGTTGCTTCCGATGATGAAAAAATCGAAGCAATGAAGGCAAGAGAGATTAGTGCGCAGGAAATGTTTACTATAATAGGTATGCTTACCGCTCTACGTGTTTCATCTGAGACTAAATATAAAGAAATACGTAACTTGCAAACTATACCTCTGAATCAAGCTCAGATAGGTCGTCTTACCGAGAAGATGATGCTTACCTATCACGAGCAAAATAAGGTGACAGTGTGGGATTTTTACAATGCCGCTACGGATATGTATAAACCGCACTTATTAGACCAGCCAATGATTCTTTCGCAGAATATGGCAATGGTTAGTTTTATTAATCAGAATTTAATATAAGAGTAGGGCGAAAGCCCTCTCTTTAAAGAAAGGATTTAAAATATGGAAGAGATTTGGAAGGATATACCTGAATGGGAAGGATTTTATCAGGCATCGACTTTTGGAAGAGTTCGTTCTGTCGATAGGGTTCTTATGACACAAAATAGTCATGGCTTTCTTTCGCCAAGGGAACACAAAGGGAAAATAATTTCCCCAAATACAAATAATCGTGGTTATCTGTATCTTTGCTTATGCAAAGACAATAATCATCATTGGTTTGCCAAGGTTCACCGACTGATTGCAATGACATTTTTACAAAATCCAAATCATCTTTCAGATGTGAATCATAAAGACGGAGATAAACTGAATAATAAAGTCGATAATTTGGAATGGTGCTCTCATTCTGAAAATCAAAAACATGCGTTGCGTACGGGTCTTAATATAAAGCCTTATGCGGCTGGAAGATATAAAAAAGCTGTACTGCAAATTGACCCGATTACAAAAAATGTTATTGCTGAGTTCGATAGTATTACGGCTGCTACTTTATATTTCGGTAAAACCAATATAACAAATATTGGTAACGTGTTGAATGGTAGGCACAAAATTGCCTATGGATTCGAATGGAAATACAAGTAGCAATGAGTAGCTTCATTCAGAATAAGTTGATTTAAAATATAACTACATAAGATTGAATATTGAAGTTATAAGAAAGTCGATAATAAGAGCCATAAAGCCGCCGTGAGGTGTCGGCTCTTTTTTCTTGGAAGAGTTAATTTAGGTTCTGATATATCTTACCGTGAGGTAATTAGTTATGTCAATTACTAGTTAGATAGATATTAATTATGGTTATTGTTCTTGCCCTACGGCGGTAGGGCTTTTTATCCCAAGGAAAACCAATCGTACGGGTGTGCGTGGGCTGTATGGTAGTGATACCGATATTCTTATCATACCCTAAAGGAAAGAGGTGAATATATATAAGTACATTTATTCTACTGTGTTAAAGAATATATGCGAAGATACTCCGTAATAAGCAGCTCTTAATAAGCGGAGGTTGGCGAGGGTTCGATTCCCTCTCTTGGGACTATGTTTTTTAAATATATACAATATGACAGATTTTAACGGAAAATTAAACTTGCTGAAGCTCAAAAGAGCTGGCGTTATGCAAATACCAGGACGAACCGAAGTGCTTCGCTGCTTGGTTATCCCTATTGAAGAGAATAATATCTTCATCAGTACGGATGAGAATAACCGCCCGAAGGCTGCTTATCTCGACCTTACCGCTTGGGAGTTGAAGAACCCTAAGTACGAGGAAACCCACATGATTAAGCAGTCGTTATCTAAGGAGATTCGTGAGAAGATGACAGACGATGAGAAGAAGGCGATGCCTATTCTCGGTGGTTTAAAACCTGCAAACTTTGAAGCTCAGAATGGAGCATCTACTTGCGATGCTCCTTTTGCACAAGCGCAGGATTTGAGTGATTTGCCCTTTTAGCGTAAGGGCTTTCTTAGATATAGGATTTAAGTTAGTTTTAGATTATTAGAAACATGAGAAGTAGACAAAGTAATTGGTTTGAGGTAGGAATCCGCTACCAGAAGACCCAAGAAGATGGTTCAGAGAAATCTGTAACCGAGAAGTATGCGATTGATGCTTTATCTTTTACGGAAGGCGAGAGTGCAATCACGGAGGAAATGGCTGCATATATTAGCGGCGAGTTCAAGGTTAAGTCGATGCAAGAGGCTTCGTACAGAGAGGTGTTCTTTTCTGATAAGGGTGATGATGATTGCTGGTATAAGGCGAAGTTGCAATTCATTTCCTATGACGATAAGACCAACAAGGAGAAGCGTAGCAACGTGACTTACCTAGTGCAAGCAAAGTCTATGCACCGAGCAATCAGTAACATTGATGAGGTAATGGGCAAGACGCTTATCGATTACGAAATCATCGGTCTCAGCAAAACCAACGTGTACGATGTATTCGAGCATAAGACAACGGAGGAAAAGGAACAGAAGTCTAACGAAGAAAAGAAGGAGGAGTAAACTATGGCAAGACCTAAGAAAAATGGCGTAGAACAGCCTTTGAATTTGGATGGCAATAATATGCCTATGGAGAACGAGAACGCTCAGCAGAGCCAAGAAAATGCGGGTCAGCAGCAAAGTGAGGAGCAAGTTGAAGAGAATGAGAAAGAAAATGGACTTCCTTTTGAAATAGAGGATGGAGTTCCTTCCCCTATTGACAATAATGGTTCGTTTATTATCTATGCCCCAAAAGATATTGAAGCCCGTAAGGGACGTATTGAAGTTGTGACGGGTATTACTCTTATAAAAGGGTATCGTGGATTGGCGGTTCCAATCACATATAACGCTCTTCATGGTCTGCCTACGGAATCAGATTATCGCCTACAGCACTCTGATGTAATTTCTACGCAGGTAGGCGAAGGAGAAATGATAAAGCTCGTACTCTCAATCAATGATGAGACAATGATACAAGAGCAGACGAATTTCGGTTCTCGCTCTCGTAACCTCATTATTCCGAAGGGTACTCCGCTTGCCGTTCTGATGATTTTTAAGCTGTGAAATATATAATTGCGGATGGAGGTCTATTTTATTAATGGTATCTCCTTCCGCTCTATTAAGTAACTATGACAGAAGTTGAACGTAAAATGCGCAGAAGCAAATACGGCAAGACCTACTATCAGAAGCATCGTGAGGCTTGTATCGAAAGAGCAAAAGCTTGGTATAATGCTCATAAAGAGCATCGTAGGCTGTATATGCTTGCGTATAATGGTAAATAGTATTTTTATATGGATGAGTTGGATAAAATTAAAGAGTTGAATACTCAATATAAGCTTTTACGTAATAACGGGATGGTGGTAAAAGTAGACCTCGTAACCAATGTGGGAACTTATGTAGTAAAGAACCCTAACATTATTAGCAAGGTGCTTGACTTGCTTATCCGTGAATCGCAGAAGCAGATAGAAAGTGAGGTGAATACATGATAGGATTGAATGATAGACCAACAAGAGCAAAAAGGGTTGTTGTGGTTCAGTTAAAAGACAAAAAGCCTGAACCTTTCCTTACTTGCCCAGAGATTTATTTAAAGTATGATAAAGAGAAGATTGGCATCTGTCTTAATGCTCTATGGAATGCCCTTGCTAAAGATGGTTGCTACGAGAATAAGAAATGCAAAATCTCTTATCAGAATATCGAACAATTAAAAACATTGGCATGGGAGTAAGTAATAAAGGGTGTTGTGTACTGAAATATCCTCATTCTATAGATGATAGATTGTTAGCTCTGTACGCACAGGGGCTTACCATACCCGAAATCAGCAAAAAGGTAGGCATACCTTATGAAACAGTACGGCGGCGACTAAAAGAGAATGGAGCTAAACCTGCATCACCACGATTTATCGCTAAGTTCGGAGATATTCGTTATGTCGGTCATCGTAAATACTGGAGCGAGGAAGAGGAGCAGAGATTCAAAAAATACTTTCCTTTCCATACAAATGAGGAGGTTTCCGAAGAGTTTTGTTGCAAGCTTAGACAGGTAAAGAATAAGGCACGCCAACTTGGTTTATCTAAGGATAATGAATGGCTTCATTCTAAAAATATTCACTCTTTAAAGATTGCTTACATCATGTCTAAATCAAGTAATAAAAGGGTGTTATTCAAGGAAGGTAACAACTATGGCTGTAGATTCAAAAAAGGCAATACCATCGGATATAGGTTTAAAAAAGGGTTTAAGTACGATAAAGAGTTTTGGGAGAAATACAGAAGGGGTGAAGTAGCTTTGCCTTGATTATATTTTTTCTTAATATATAAAATAAATACATTATGAAATTTAATAAGGATTTGCCAGCAGATATGCAAGTAAAGACAATTCTGCAAAACTTCAATAACAAGCAAGCTGAATGCGATGCTCTCAAAAAAGAGAACGAAGAATTAAAAAAGAAGTTAGAGCAAAAGGATATTCTGTATCGTAATATGCTTAATCGCTTTAGTAATATGAATACTCAGATAAATATTGACTATAAGGAAAGGTACGAACAGCTCAAAGCTGATAAAGCTGAGAGCGGTATGAGATATAGCCGAATCCTTAACGATTTAAATAAGGCTCATGGAATGCTTGAATCCATCAAAGGTATTATGAATAGCGCAAACGAAAAGATAGAAGCATTCTGCTCTGATAATATGGTTGAAAACGATATTCGTTCCAAAGTTATTGAGCTTGCAACAGATAACACTTCCTCTTCTGTGAGCGTTAAAGAACAGAAGTTCGTTAGTTATGTCCGTGAGCTTATTGCTAACTTCAAGGAAACAGGTTCTCTTCGAGGAATCGGTATTATTGCAAGAGAATATGGTGTTAGCTCTCTGACTAAGGAGCAGTTCTTTCGCTACGGATTGAATAATGAAGGTGTTACCGATGATTATATCATCAGTGTATATGAAAAGGCTAAAAAACATTTATAACTATGACAGATATAACTATTAAACATAATAATAATGGCTGCTTCGAGGTCTTTCAAGGCAATAAAAGTAGCGATGAACTTAGTTTTGACGAAATGTTAGGACTGATAGCTGCTCTTACTATACCTGAACGCTGTCCTAGCTTGCTATGGATGAAGACCAAGGAGCAGCGTGAAGCCCAAAAATTGTTATCACACAGATAGCGAAATATCCTATATTTGAAAATGCTAAAAAGAAGAATAAGAATGGAAAAAACAAAGTACAATAATGACGTTCCTTATGAGAGAGTTGTATTGCGAGTACTACAAAATTACTCACAGATGCAAATCAAACTTTATCGCCTACAGAATAAGGTGAAAGAGCAGAGTGATAAACTTGTGTTCTGTAATAACGTTATCAATCAATTCAAAAAAGCTATCAATGAATTGAATAATGATGATTATAAGAAGGTCGTTGCTGAGCGTGATGAGCTTCTCCAAAAGAACAAAGAACTTTCTCGTCAATTGAAGATTTACGAAGGTATGCGTAAGTACTTCAATAGCGAGGTATCAAAATTAGAAACTGATAAATAATATATCAATATGAAGAAGATTTTATCTTGGTGCGGCTCTCACACTGAGCTGCTGTGTGCATTCTTTCTATTAGGATGCTGTATCAATAGTGCGGTCAAAGAGGGGTGGTCTGTGGCGATATTGTTCTTGCCGTTTATCGCTATGTGGATATTTGTCTATCGCTTACAGAAAGAGATTCTTCGCCTTATCAAAAAGAATAAGGAACTAAAAGAAACCTATAAGCAGCTTGAAAAGGCTTATGATAGAACAGAAGATTTAAAGGAGCTCTGTTTCTATAGATACCTCTTTGCAAAGAATGATGTTGATTTATGCAAAAAGAAGATTAGTTGTAGCGATTATCTTTCAAGTAGAAGACATTTTGAAGATAAGATAGTATTTTATATTAAGAAACTTTTAGCAAAAGGTGTGCGATAATGAAGTACAATGAGTTTCTTAAGAAAGAGAGTCAGAAGAAAGGCAGAAGCAAACCACGGCACATTGAATCGCAGATTCAGATTCAGATGGTGAAGTGGTTTCGCTTGCAATATCCTCATTACATCATTGCTGCCATCCCTAACGGAGGGCAACGAAGTGCGCTTGAAGCAAAGATTATGAAAGGTGAGGGTGTTTTAGCTGGCTTCTCCGACCTTATCATTATAGCAAAGGGAAATGTCCTATTTGTGGAAGTTAAGACGAAGGGCGGATATCAATCTGATTTGCAAGCCAAATTTCAGTCCGATGTTGAGCGGTTAGGCTTTCAGTACAGCATTTGCCGCTCCTTGGATGAGTTTATCTTAACCATCGAAAAATGGATAAAAGATAAGTTTTCTGTGTAAAAATATCGGATTTCTTTGGTTTTATATTAATATCTATTAAAAAACTAATAAAATACCACGGAAAATTTGGTAGTTTCAAAAGAAATTATTAATTTTGCGGTGTAAATAATTAATAAATAGGTTTAATAATTAAATTAAAGGAGATACGACAATGATTACAATTATCAATAAATACACAGGCGAGGTTATCACCAAGTACTCAGGTGCTTTGGTAGGTGAATCTACAGAGGATTCTTTTATCGCCAACGCAAAGGGTTCGGGTACGTTCAGAGGACGTTGGAATGCTATCGTAGAGTAATTTTATTCCTCTGAAAGGCTTGAATGCAACACAATGCCTTCTTAAAAGCCAATACGCTGTGAAGGAATGTATGAAGAAGAAATAATTAACGTTTAAATATAGGAGATACAATTATGGAAATCAAGGTAAATATACCACAAAACGATTATGTTCAACCAACCGAAGTTAGAGAGGAAGTCGTACAGGCAATCTGTAATGCCTTCTTATCTAATAGTTGTTGGGATATTTTTCATCCTTTCTCAGGTACAAATAATGGTAGCCGACCTGCTACAAGACGTATTAGCTTGAGCAATCCACGCTTTAGTGGACATGCCAATGATAAGGATATGGTTAGAATACATGGATGTGAAATGAAAGCTGCCTTTAAGGTGTTGATAAAGGCTGGTTATCACATGTATAAAGTGTATGACTATGGCTCTTGGATGGGGTATGCATGTGATAAGAAACCTTTCCGTGAGGGTGCATCTGAGGTTCTTACGTTTAACGACTTTATTGATTAAGCTTATGTTTATAGAATTTAAGAATTTAAATGTGGCATTCGGAAAAGAGTTCCCTTTAGCTATCGTGTACCTCAATAAGTGCGATGGTGAACGTTTTTTAAGGGAGCAAGGAATAGCGAAATCTGGCTCTTTTAGCAGCTTCATTCCGCTTATTGCAATCGTTGATAACGTGCCACAAAAAGCGAGCTGTAAGATTATCTTTACTAATTATCGCATTCTCAATAAAGAAGAGGAGAAAGATGTGTTAGATACTCTTAAACGAAGTAATCTTACTATCAATGATAAAGGGTTTATTTCCTTCCTTGATTATAAAAAGGTTTGCTTTGAGGTTGATGGAAATATCCTTACCTATGATGACTTCTGTAAGTATGAATTACCAAAGGGACAGGTATTCAAAATGGTCTTTGATAATGGTTATTCTTATTATGGCTCAGAGCCTTTTAAGGGTAATGCGAAGAAGTATGCTGATACAGCCATAAAAGTTGCCGAGAAATTGAGGTATCTTTGGTCTGGTTGGGCAATGGGCTTTAGGCTCAATAGTCTTTTGAATATAGATGTTGTTTACGGCAAAGATGAAAGTTATTCAGTTGTATCTAACACATAATGATTATGGAAGAGATTAAAGAAAAGAAGTTTATCATAGAAGCAAAGGGCGAAGTGCCCTTTGCACAACGCACGGGTGATGGCTACGAGCTATTCAATAATGAACGAACAATGAAGTTCTGTGCGAGAAGGCAACAGATACTGGATAATGAAACGGGTAAACAGAAATCTTGTTTTGCCGTTTTCTGCTTCGTTAAAGAGGATGATGGATGGGTACAAGGTGATAACTATCATCAGACGGAAACCATCACCTCTTTTGTTAAGGATTTGAATATCTCTCCTTATTTTACCAATGCGGTAAAAGAATATCGTGAGCAGATGGATATTACAGAAACATGGGAGGTTAAAAAATGGGAATAGGAGCGATTTTAATCATCATAGGCGCATCCGTTATCGCATTAAGCAGCGTTGTTGCTGTTGGCGCAATGAACGGAAAATTAGAAGGTGTGGTAACTATAAAAGAGAAATTCTTGGTTACTATATTCTTATTCATCTTACTCATAACGGGTTGGGTGTTATTGTATAACGGAATATTAATAATTAATCTGTGATAGAATGGAAAAGAGATTAAGCTTAGAAGATAAAGCTAAAATAGCTAACGGCAATGAACGTCATTGTAGACAATGCAATCATCGTGTTTGCCCAGATGGTTTGCTTGAAGTATGCTCGGAGGCTTTTATTCGAGGGTACAAGAAAGGCTATAAACAAAATCAGAAAGAACAGAAAGAACGTATTGATAAGATACTCCACCCTGTTACTGAGCCTTGTGGTAGTAATGCTATCTTTGTCTTTTTCAGAGACGTAAGAAGTGGTGAGTTACAACCTTATATTGAGGATATGAGAATGCCTGATGCAAAATGTTACCAAGATATAGGTTCAATAAAGTTTTCGCCAGAAAAAGACGAGCCGCAGAAACTACAGATTGCATGGTGTTATCCGAAGGATTTGATTAAGCTTCTTGGATATGACAAGAAGTATGCCGATTTTGAGCGTATAGCTCTTTCTGAAGGCGCATTCTCTTATCCTCGTGAGGAGTATGAGGAAAATCTTCAAAAGTACTCTGCCGTGCGCTATGAACACAAAAAATATTATCATTATCGTAAATTAAAAAAATAGCTTTGTTATGGATAAAAAAGATATTAGTCTAAAAGTTATACTTGAAATCGGTGGCAACCTTTGCGGTATGACCATAAAGGATAAGGATGATAAAGTTGTGCTATTCGAGCATTTGTCATTTAGTGAGCAAATTAAGATTCTCAATAGCCTTAGTCAGAATTATAACTGCCTTGTGCGGTTCTTAAAGGGAAAGGAGAAGTAGAGTATGGAAACACCTATTTTATTAGGCAATCACAATGATTGCAAGATAGATAAAGGAAGATATGTAGAAACCGATGTTTCGGGCTATAAAGCCGTTATCTATGTGCCGAGCGGCATTGATAATGAGCAGATTCAGAAAGCACTTGATTACGCTTATTCTACCCTCTGTCAAAGCTGCTATATGGAGTTTATCTTAGCAGATAACTTCCTTCTTATTTCTAAGGAGGTCTTTGATAAGAAGAAGGTGTTTAAATTCAATCTTAAAAAGCACTTTACTGATTGTCAGAAATCCGTCCGTGAAACGATGAAGTTATATGAGCGACACATGGATGAGGATTACTATAATGAGTATTCTACTTATCTGTGGGATTTGATTAAGGATAAGGTTGAGAAGTTGCGAAAGATGATTGAAGATAAGCTTCGTAATCTTCAATGCAAGTATAACCCTTATCTTTGTTCTTATGCTATTATCATTCAGAATCTCGTACAGCAGATTAACGATACTCATAAACACGTTATGGAGATTACGGAAAGGGAGTATGGGGTTGATATTGCTCCAAGCTACGAGAATCATCGGGCTAAGATGGCTTTTACGCAAGCGGATAACTGCTTATACGACATCATGCACAATGAAGCCAAAAAGTTCCGTGATAATATTGTTAAAGATAAGAAAATTATCGCCGTATGGTCTGACATAATAAGGACTATCTATAATCCTATTAACGCAAAGAAGGCTCGTATTTCGGCTTTTTATAGTATGCCTAAAGAAACGCAAGCTCTTTATAATTTGCGTGAGGAGGATGGCTTCTGCGAGCCTAAAGAAAGTACTAAGAAATTAAAGAAAGGAGCGTAATGTATGTGTGAGATAACTATAAAGGGGCATGTAAGCATCATAGAGGCTTTAAAGTATATATTGAAGTTCAATATCATTATCCTTCGCAATGGCTGGCGATTATTGAACGGATTGGTTCACAGATACCCTTGGATATTCATTATCGCCACGATAATCATTTCTATGCTTATCAGCATGGTTCAGATAGGCAGCGCAAGGGCTGAGCGTGATTCGTATAATCAGAAGAATGTGCATCTTTTGCAGAAACTTGCTTCGTATGAGGCTATAATAAGATAATATTGTATCTCTTGGGAGTAGCGGTTTTGACTGCTGCTCCCTTCTAAAAGTTTATACAGCATATATTAATCCTATTATAGGTAAGAGGAGAATTGTGTATCTTTGCACAAAATAATAATTTAAAATTCAAAGAATATGAGTAAGTCAAGCGGTGGTACTCGCACCATAAGTAGCAATAACGCTGCGCAGAGTAGAACATCGAGTAGCCTTAGTGGAAAGGTCAGCACAATGGACGAAGCCAATAAGGTTATGGATACATATAAGAATCTCTATGATATGCCAGCTAAGGAACAGAAAGCTTTTACTGATTCTTTTGCTCAAGCAGTCATGGATACGTTCAATGATAAGAAGAAGGGGTATGATGATTTGATGGAACAGAGAACCAGTAAGGCTTTCAAAGAGAACAATAAAGCTGATTACGATTGGGCTGTTCATCAGCATACTATACAGGTGGATAATCTTGTAGAAGAAAGACAGCTTATTACAGATAAGTATAATAAATTTATCAAGGTAAAGAAATAAGTCGTTGATTCTTAGCAAGAAAGCTATTAAACACTATTAATTCCGATTTATTTCTATTAGAATCAAAAATAGTTGGAGAAAAATTTGGTAGTTCGCAGATTTCTTTTTAATTTTGCGGCGTTCAATAAAAGTAAGCTGATTGAGATTGAGAAGCTCTTTCAGTATATGGAAGGGCATTTTTTATGCTCTGACTTCTCTAAAGAAATACGATATAGGCGTATTGTCCCTTGCATACATTGTAATGGTGTGTGCGTTCCTTTAGCTTACTGGAATTGAACAAAGGGTAACAGTACGCCCTTTATGTGTCTGTACAGTTTAACGTTCAAAAAAGTAAGCAAAATGAAGAACGTAGAAATTTTTAATTCTCCTATGTTTGGAGAGCTTAGAACCTCACGGAATGAGAAGGATGAACCTTTGTTCTGTTTGAAGGATGTTTGTGATTCCTTGGGGTTGCAAGTTGGAGCGGTAGTAAATAGACTTCAATCTTGCCACATTAGTTCAATTAAGGTAGCAACGGAAGTTATATCTCATGGTGCTGCAACAGGAAAGATGCAAGAGCAGAAAATGTTCTTTGTTACCGAACCAGACCTTTATCGTGTAATTTTCCAATCTCGCAAGCCTTCTGCTCGCAAGTTCCAAGATTGGGTATTTGAAGAGGTGTTACCTACTCTTCGCAAGGAGGGTTCTTATTCCATGACGCAATCTAAGCAGTCTTTGGCAAGCTATCAGATTGAAGACCCTATAGAGCGTGCAAAGCGTTGGATAGAGGAGCAGCAGCACACAAGAGCACTTGAAGCTCAGACCGAGCAGCAGACAGTCGTTATTACCCATCAGCAGGAGCAGATACAGAAGGATGCTCCAAAAGTTGAGTATTACGACCAGACATTGGCTGCGATAAATTGTGTCACTCCTACACAGATAGGTAACGACCTCGGAATATCAGCAAAGACTCTTAACAAAAAGCTTTCTGAAATTGGTATCATTTATAAGCAGTCTGGTCAGTGGATGTTCAAAGGTAAGTATAAGGATTGGAATTTGGGAAATTCACGAACATTCAACCGCATCTTGCCTGACGGAAGAGTGATAGCCAACACCAACCTCGTATGGAATCAACGTGGCAAGCGTTTTATTCTTGCTCTCTATAACAACGACTTTAATGTGAAGGATGCTATCGCTGAAATCAACGGCGAGAAGAGAGCTGCGCTTGAATCTAAAAACAATCAGTCTAACTTTTAATTGAATAGGAGAAATCAAAAATGGATAATCAGAATATGATAGAGGTAACAGTTGATAATGATGCTACTCAGCGGTGTGTCGGTTTGCTCAAAGAGCTTATGGCGGTACAGGAAAAAGCTATGAAGTTCTTGGTATCTGAGGGTATTGATGATAGCAATGAGGGTACGATGATTGCCGAGGGCATCGGTAACGCTGTGAAAGCATTTGGTGGCGTACTCCCAGAGGGTATCTACAGCGAAGTAATCGGGGTAGGGGTTTAACGTTATGCGTGAGTAGGGAGATACGCAATACAACAAGGTGTAAATAATTATAGGAGATACAGCTACTATAAGAAAGGCAGGCACTATTTGCGCTCTGCCTTTTCTTTTTCTCTTTGCTTTCGTTCAGCCCTTGCGAGCCGAATCTCTTCATTAATCTCGTCCATCGTCATATTGACGTTATTCTTCCTTGCTTCTTCTATGAGAGCATTGAAGTTCTCTAAAGCCTTCTTCTTTTCTTCTTCTGTCATTATTTTATATTAATCAGTTCGTTTCTATCTATCTTAGGAACTTCCTTTTTATCTGAATCAAAGTCGAGTATATATTTTTGAGGATAACTAATACAATGTAGAAAAATATACTTCCTCTCATCAATATTTATAGCCCTTACGACAAAGGTATCATTTCTATAGAAATATGAGTTATTATCATTGAGAGTGAAATCAGCTCTTATCTTCTCTTTGATGATATTATTATCAATGGGTGTTTGCTCATATCCGTTTTCGGTAAGTACATAAAGAAGCTTTTCGTTACTTTGCAGTTTCAAGTCTTTATATTGATAATCTTGCCCTACAACAATAAAGCTACCTGTTAGCTCACCAAGATATTTATCTACATAACTATATCCTATAAGGCTATATATGTTAGACAATACAACCGTATCTTTATTCATTTCATCAATAGGATGAGTAGAGATATATTGCTCGATAGTTTGTTTGGTTGCATCTTGTATAGGCGATAAGTTTGTTATCTTCTGTTGAGCGTTGGCTGCTATACAAAAGAGAAGTTCACTAAATATACATATCTTCTTTATCTGTTTCATATCATTTATCTTCAAGTGTTATAAAAGTCAGATTATCTTTATCACAAGAAAACATAGCTTGCCCCACATTATAACCACCGAAGCCATTTTTTGCTCTATATGTAACAATAAACAACTTCTCTCCCTGTTTTGACGTTTCTTGCTCTTGCATATCAACAAACTCATAACTATCAGGGTCACGTAAGCGTTGTTTGATTAAATCGCCAGCCATCGTCTCAACATACTCCTTGTTTTCGTACAGAGGGGTATTCATAAGTTTTTCTGTCTCTTTTTTGTTTTCATTCTGTCCGATAGCTATCATTAAAAAGAATAAAATAACAAGGATTCCAAGACATCCACATCCCTTTTTCATAACTATATCTCCTATATTAATATTTATAAATTGCACGATACCTACTTAAAACACGCTCTGCGGCATTATCTTCCCTTTTCTTGGTATATAGTAAGGCAAGGCGAAGATAACCCGTTCTGCGCAAGCAACCGAGGTACATCAGCCGCTCGTAGCAATATGTGGCTCTGCTTAGTATTCCATCACGGAGGTAGCGTTGAGCCATTGCCGCCAACTCCTTTGGTGATGCGTTATAAATCTGTGTCATAATTCGTCTGATTTGGTTATGTATGCAAAGGTAGCGAAAAAATGAATACTATATATTTATATTGCATTTTTTATATTAATATAACCTTAATTTACATATCAATATATTAAAAGCTATTAAAATATTAATAAAAATACAGAGAAAATTTGGTAGTTTCAAAAGAAACTATTAATTTTGCGGTGTAAATAATTAATAAATGGTTTAACAATTAAATTATAGGAGATACAACAATGAGACGATTTGAAGATTACGAAAAAGCTTATAATAAATGCTATGAGCTTTTGCAAAAACTCATAGTATTGGTAAAAGAGGCAGATGGCTACATTACCATAGAGATAAAGTTTACTTATCCTGATAGATACCCAAAACTTTCTGTTGCATACTACTGTAATTACCTATACTCATTTCTTCCACAAGAAGATGGTACATTTGTCATTTCTACAGATAACAAGGTCTATACAATGGATGAAATTGAGGCGAAGATAAGAAAGAATTGTTTATTAGACCAAAAGATATGAGCAAGCAAGAATTTCTAAGCAAGTGTTATAGCTGTGAGAAGTATGACACCTGCTACAACTCGAAGTTTAGCAGATTGGACTGTAATGTCTATCTGTTATATTTGAATACGAACAATTTTTAAAAGGAGATACAATTATGAATAGATACGCAGAATTAAAGAAGAAGCATCAGAGAGAGCTTAATAAATTGCCCATGAAAGCCGCTTTTGGTAAAGAGCAGTTTAAGAAAATGATGGAAGAGTGGGGGCTTACCACCAATGCCGAAGATATTAGTAAGATTGATATGCTCGTTGGTGGTTGCTATTGCTTAAAGAAAGATACCCATCTTTTCGAGGAGCACTTTCAGAGAACACAGAAAGAGCTTGAAGAGTTCTTAAAGGATGATGATAATCTTAAATCAGCATTCAAATATGAGTTCGCTAACCATGAATGCGGATATACATATACACCGCAAGATGCGCTTCCTCCGCTTAATCTTACCTATGAAGAGGTTGAGAAGAATGAGCGTTTAAATAGGGTCTTTAACGAGGCTTGGTGTGAGTATTTAGATGAATGTGAATAAATATATAAGAAGTAAGATATGAGAGCATTTGACGTACTTTTAGCCTTACATCGCTTGGATATGCGACAGGGCAAGGATTATATTGAAGCTCCTGAAAAGAACGATTTGGAGCTGAATGTGATAGAAGGTAAGCTGAAACGGAATCATTGGTATTGGTGTGATTTCCATAAGCAGCCAATGCTCGGCGAGCCTTCGGTTATCCTCACTCTTGGTGGTGGGGATATTCAATATCTTTATGAAGTAGAAAAGTAAATAAACATAGATTATGTATCAGATAAATCTTGTAACATATAGCACAGAGGTGAACATAAAGAACGCTCGCCGCAAAGTAGCGAACCGAGAAAAAAGAATACTCGGAGGAAGGTTTGAAAGCGTGAAATTGGCAAGAAAAGCCTTGAAGGAGTTCTTTGAGAAGGATGGTTATCAGATAGGCAATGAGGTCGAGGAAAAGGGCAGTGAAACCTATGTTAAGACGTTATTTTTCGGCAACGTTATGATTGAAACGGAGTATAAGATAATCAAGTGTAATTAATCTATGGCTCGTTTCGCTCTTAGAAATCAGGAGAAGATAAAGCAAGCATTCGGGGAAGAAAGGTTGAATGAGCTTCTGAAAGCACTGAAGCTATATTCAGCCAAGTACCCGAAATGGTCATTGGACGCAATCATCGAAGAGGGTAAGCCTTATCCTTCTTTCGTTATTGATAAGGTTGCGGTATTATACGTAACTCGCCTGATGTATGACGTTTATCACGTTGCTTTAAAGGAGTTCTTATAAAGAAAAAGCACCGCCCTCGGAGATACGAAAGAGGACGATGCTAGATGTAAATAATTGTTTTGTTTAACGTTGTGAGTACATAGGAGATACGCACTCGATACAACAATTAATGCAAAAGTAATAAAAAATATTTGGTTATCTGAATATTTCTTCGTAAATTTGCGAATAATTAACATTAAAATAGGAGATACAGCTATGATAGGAGCAATTATAGGTGATATTGTAGGCTCTAAATATGAGTTTAATAACACATTTGATTATAACTTTAAACTATTTGACAAAGGTTGTAATTTTACAGATGATACTATCTGTACAATAGCCGTAGCCGATGCTATTCTTAAAAAAGGTGGTGATGAAAAGCCGAATGTCGAAGATTATAGTATCTCGCTTCAATACTGGTGTCAGAAGTATCTAAACCCAATGGGTGGGTATGGTGCAAGCTTCGCAAAATGGGTTCGTAGCTCGAATCCACAGCCTTATGATAGTTTCGGTAATGGAGCAGCTATGAGAGTTAGTCCTGTGGGTTGGGCATTCAAAGAAAATTCTGATATTATTCGTCAGGCAATGATGAGCGCAAAGGTTTCGCATAGCCATGTTGAGGGATTGATTGGTGCTACTGCGGTAGCAGATTGTGTACATGCTTTAAAAGCATATAAACACAAAGATTTGATTAGGGTAATAGCAAAACAATATTATGGCTCTGATTGGAATAAGAATCTTATTCCAAGAAGGAAATGGGCAGAAACTTGCCAAGAATGCGTTCCACTCGCCTTTATGATAGTCCTTAATAGTGGTAGCTTCGAGGATGCAATCAGATATGCTGTATCATACGGCGGTGATAGCGATACGATGGGAGCAATCGTTGGTTCAATCGCTCAGCCACTCTTTGGTATTCCACAAGAAATGAAGGAAAAAGCATTGAACTATCTCCCTTTGGATATGAAGAATGTAGTAACTAAATTTATTGATAGATATGGCGAATAAGGAAGATTTAATTAAGCACTGCCGATACTATAGAGGTGGTGAAAACCCAAATACCAACGAAAATATGGCTTGGTTTTGGGATATGGAAAGAGTGTACGTTAATAGCGAAGGAAAGTTTAAAGGTGAGGAAGAATATTATAAGAAAATCAATGGTAAGGAATATAAGGGGATTCCACATACATTGCTTATTATAATGTTTACTTCCTGGGCTAAAGCAGCCTACAATATTAAGGAAGAGTTAGATAGCTTCTATAGGCTTATAGACGAATACCTCTTTATCCCAAACGACCATTTCCCAGAGGATAAAATTCCAAACGAACTATAACGAAAAAGGTGCGCCGTAATGGTACACCTTTTTTGTTTTAATATCCGATATTGCTATCCTTTACATAAGATAAATCTCTTATTTCTTGCCCTATAACCTCGCAGTCTATGTAGGTCTTTCCACCTTCTTCATAAACCTTTGTTATTCGCATTCGTGTTCCTCTCTGAAAGAGTGTTTCGTGCTCGGAACTATATGTAGAGAAACGGCTTACTCCATCCCAACTTCTTTTATCACCACAACCGAAAGCAGAGAAAGGTTCTACGTAAGCAGCCTTTGTTCCTTTTGGTGCATATATGTTCATAATAACACTTCGAGTGTTGAAGCCTTTTCCTTTTCGGCTACCAGTTGACATAAAACCACCTTCTTGCATTTCCATTCCAACAAGGTCTTGAAGGTTATTTGGCATAGAACCGCCAGCAAACTTAATTCGTGATTCAATAACCTTCATTCCATCATCACCTCTTGTAAACCACATATCGGTAGGAAGTTCGTTCTTTTCTATATAGCTTGTTATATTATTAACCTTCTCTATGAACCTTTCCTTCGTTTGGTAATTATCATATTTTCTTCCTTGTAATGGTTCATTTACATCGCAATAATGATGAGTATATTCGTATGTGAAATCTTTTTCTTTTTCTGTTGCTGCTATCCATTGTTTGGATGCAATATCTATGAGGGTTTTATCAGCTTTTGCACCATTACCCTTATCCCATACTGCGGCATCTTTCCTTGATTGAGAGAATTGGTCTGTATCAAATACAACATTCTTCGCATTTCGTTTTGCTTTCGCATTAATAAGCGTTTCTTTCTTTTGCTTAGCTTCATAAAGCAACTGCTCAGCAAGGGTCTTATCCTTTGCGAGCATAGCGTGTTCAAGGTCATAGATAAGCTTATGATATATCTTGCTCTGTGTCTTATAACCTTTTACGTCAGCATAAGCTTTATTGATATTCACCCAATCAATCGCCGTTTTTACCTCATCAAGCTTTTTGAGATATGCCGCTTGCGATACCTTCCATGTAGCATACTTTTGTTGAACCCCGTGCATATTTCCACCAAGGAAATCAACTGCCTCAAATTGCAATTTGCTTGCCTGCTTTTCGAGTGTTAAGCTTTGCCATTGAGCCAACTTCGCTTCTACGGCATCATATACTCCGTGCAATTCCTGGGACGTGAACTGCTTATGCCACTTATTGACATCAGGGATGAGAGCGGAAAGTGATAGCTCATCCTTTTTAATGGCAGAAATGGCGTTTGCGAGCGTTTTCGCTTCTTTCCTTGCTAATGTATAGTTAGCAGACTTTAATGCGCTTAGAACGGAAGAAACATCGGTTTCTCCGTAATTAGAAGCTACCTTCATAACATTCATCGCAACCTTGCGGTCAGTCCATGCAAGTTTAATCTGATAACCTCGCTTAAATCTATCAAACAAAGATGCTATCTCAGAAGCACTCTTTTTGTCCTTGATTGCGTAGCGGATAGCATAGTAACGTTCAAAGAGGTCTTGGCTCTTTATATCCGTAACAGATTTACTACCGAGCAGATTATGAACCAAGCCATTGTAATAGTCACGTCTATGCTTATCCCATCGGCTCTGTATTTTATCTATCTGCTCCTTAGTTCTAAGGGCGTGGCGTTCCTTTGCCTTCGCAAGTATAAGCTCCTTAGAAGAAACCGCCTTTAGCCCTAGTTTCTTGCGGTCTGACGGGCTTAAAAGATGTGCCCAATACTTTGTGTTATCTTGTAAGTGCCAAGCCAATTTACCCTTCATTCCTGCCTTCACGATAGCTTCGGAGTTATCCTTGATGTACTGATTGTACTTTTCGGGCATAGTAAGCACGGCAAAAGGGGATACGTAGTTACTCATATCCTCGCCAGCCATCAAGCGTTTATAAAACTCCTTTTTCTCATCGCCTTGTATAGTGATAGGGTCTGAGGTGCAGATACATTGAGGATGCCAAGAAATCCATACATAATCTTTTGGGTAGCGACCTTCAAGGTCGTTGCATATATCATCAATATTATGCTGTGGTGATACGTGAATATACTGACCGATAACGAATGGTTCGTTCTGCCATCGCTCATTTCTTGCCTTGTGATATGCGGAATTTATCTCAGTTCTTGCTACTCTGAGAGCGTTCTTTCTCGCCGAGCGGTAAACACCCATGCCTACCTTCTCCAAAGGCTCTTCAATAAAGTGCACCTTGCCGTCAATGATTCTACGTCTGCGCCAAGTTACCACATCTTTCTTCTTTCCGTTTTTCTGAACCTTGATGGTATGATAACGGCGATACATCATATCTGGGTCGTTGAGATACTTTCGTATGCTCTTGCCTATTTCCTCTGCTGATGAGCCTTTTTTGATTCCGTCCGCAATGGTATTACTCATAGCCATTTCAAACTCACTCTTCGTCTGTTGGCAGTAGTTCCAAATAATCTGAGCGAGATTTAATCCGTTCTTTGTTTTTAAGCGATTTGAAATAAACGTGGCTGCGGCGGTATCTCGTGCGACCCTTATAGCTTTATCAGTAAGCACGGAATAACCGCCTATAACCATTTCATCGTGGTTGTACGCCAACGCAACGCCATCGGTGATGCTGCTCTTATAACAAAGAAGGCTATTCTGATAGTAATCATTAAAGATGTCGTTCAAACGAGCCTTTAACTGCGGAAAGTTATCAAAGTTAAAAAGCGCATCATCTTCGAGCACATCTTCCCCATAGCCAAGAGAGGTGAGCTTCTTGACATAATCGCTGTATAATCTGCCCAACCGCTTATTATAAACGGCGAACAGATTATTCAGTTGTTCTTTCTGCTGTTTTGATGTGAGCTTCTTTGACATAGTTATTCTTCTCCATTGGAAACTGACTGACTTCCACTTGCGGCACTACCAAGTCCCGAAAGGGCTGCTTCCCGCGCCAACGCTTCTTCCTCTTCACTCTTCATTTCTTCCTCAACCTTATCAGGGTCATCATTGAGAGGGTTAAGCTCGATAGCACGGCGATTAGAGGTAGATTTCGCACCACCATTGGATGAAGTGATAAGTTGCAACATTTCAACATCATTCTTTGGCAGATATGGTTTAAAGACTGGCTCAAAGTCAATCTGCTCAGCAACACTTTGGTCGATACCCTTTACATAAACTCCCGTATTACAGATGCCGTTAGCTACGATATTCGAGCGGCGAGTGAACATTTCACCAAACATTTCTGTCTTTAAGTCCGCTTTCATATAAGGAGCGGTGAACATCAAACGGATAGCCGCACCCGAGGTGTTGCTGCCCAAAGTCTTCATATTCTCAAAGCTAATATCGGCTGTTGAGGTAAATGAATAGATAATATTGAAGAGATAAGCAATTTCACCCTTCACACTCTCAGGTGACTTATCCCAAGAAAGAACGTTCATGCTTGAATCGTTACCACCTACGAATACAGCACCTTGCTCGCCCTTCTCAGCAAAGCCTTCCAAACGACCCTTGATAAAGTATTTAGGCGTGCCGAAATAGTCATTTGTATCACCCCAATTAGAGATACAAGTCTCCACTCTATCAATAGCCCATTGAACATCTTCCCACTCGGCTTGGTTTTGTCTGTAATAAACGACAGGCACTTTTGTGAAGCCATGAGGTAGGGCAGAGATAAGCTTCCATCCTGCGCCATCAATATTTGTATACTGATAGCACAATCTATCTGTATATACATCGAAATGTAGTTCAGACTTTCCAAGCTCATCATATACATAGTACTCACGGGCGAAGCCGTCCATGATATGGAAGTCGTTAAAATGAGGGTAGAGCTTATCTCCATTAGAAGGTGAAAGCAACTGAACTCGGATTTCTCCTCTAAGCTTTCCTTCTGCGTCTGTTGGCATATACCACAACTCGGCGCACTCGCACTCTTTGAAGAGAGTACGGGCAAGTCGCTTATCGAAGTACTTCATCTTATTGTCGTGATAGCAGTGCATGATGCCATCATAGAGATTCTGCTGCTTATCATCCATCTTCTTTATATCAACACCATGTGCCGTAGCTTTATAGGTTACGGCATTCATAAGCAAGAATCCCACAGTAAGATTTACGATTGATTTCTGAGCTGGGATTGCGATTCTTACTGGCTCAACCAACTTATCTTTGTAGATAGGTTTCTGAGTAATTGGGTCATACTTGCCCGTAGGTACTTTGATTCGCTTCTTAGGACGGAAATCCTCATCAAAGATTTTATGCTTTGACGGATTCCATTGTTCTTCAAGCGCACTCAGTGGTGTCTTAAAGCCTTTCTTCCTTGCTGTCAATACCGAGCGGACTGTGTTCGCATCTTGTATTGCTACTATCTGTTCTATTGCTCTCATATATGAATATTTTTTGTTATAACAAGGCAAAGTTAGCAATAATATAACTTATATAGGCATAAAGAAGAAACCCTATGTAAACAAAAGGAAAACGCCTATTTCGGCAGTCTTTCAATATGCCAATGATTGCACTCGTTGCAAAGATATGCGGAGTAACCGAGCAGCCGCTTTTTCTTTATGTATCTTGCGGCTAGCTTCTCATTATCAAAAGATAATTTGGCTACTCCTCTGCTATTATAGTGGGAGCGTTTACGATGGTGCTCCCTTGGCTGTTTATCATATATTCGTTTCATAAGCATTTCGATTTTAACCCATCAGACCGAGAATGTCGGCGGCTTGCATTCCGCTGCCATAATCGCCCAATAACTTCTCCATGACAACATATCGGCATGCATCTATAGCGTGATTATACATATCTATAGGCTCATTAAGCCACTTTCCTTCCTTGTCTTGGCGGTAGGTATAATTGTTAAATTCCCTTCTTACATTTGTAGAGCGTTTTGTTATATGAATTGTGTATTCTTGCATCTTCATAATACCAGCTTGAATAGAACCTGCGAACTTCTTTACAGGTTTTATATCAATACCAGCATTATAGATTTCATCAATCAGACGAGGGTCGGCACTCTCTGATATTACCTCAATGTTTTTTTTATCCTCTTTCAATACCCTGATAATATCAGAAGTAAGCATTTCTGTCTGATAGCATATTTCATCTATATAGATAATCTTTCCGTAGATATATACATCAACAATCGCCGTAGGGTCATTGGAGTAACCGAAGTCAATACCTCTGTATCGGTGTCTGTGCGCTTGTATAGGAATATAATCATCAATAACTACATTCTTAAAAATCAAGCCCTCAACCATAGAGCGCAATCCCAAACCATAAATACGCCAAAGGCTCGGATTCTTCCATTTAAGGCTCTCAATCTCAGCGATAACCTTTGGTTCGAGGAAAGGGTTATCCTTATAGGTGGATATAAACCAATAAGTGCTTTTCTCCTCGTTTACCTGATTTATCCAATGGTCTTCTGAGAAGGAAGGGTTATAATCAAGAATAGAGAACTCCGTGGTACGCATCTGAAGCTGCTGCCATTCGATGAAAGAAAGCTCATTCGCCTCATTTACGAAAAGTATCTTACGCTTAGAACCACGCACCTTCTGCTCATTATCGGTGGAGAAGAACTCAATCCAAGAGCCGTTAGGGAAAGTATAAACGAACTCCGATTTATTCATGCACTTATCATCCCACCAACCAAAGTTGAGCATTATATCTTTGAAATCACGATAGACAGTTCGTTTAATGGAAGGCATACCAGCACGAATGATGGAAACGGTCGTTCCAGCATAGTTGAAGCAAAGCATACAAAGAAACTGCACAACACTATACGTCTTTGCACTACGACTTGAGCCTTGAAGAGAGCAAGTTGTGAACCCTGCTTCTTTCGCTGCCTTTACCCTCATGTAGTTCTTTGCTAAATATACGTGCGGCATATCTCTATTATCCTTTATCTGCTCTTATTTCTTTATTTCATCAACTGTGACTAAGGTATCGTTGTGCGAACCGCCATGTGCTACGATAAGAATCTCTTTACATACCGCTCCGTTACATTTTCCTATTCCTTGTGTATTCCAACCACAAGAAATACAGATACCTTCATTCTTTAATATTCTTGCAATCTCCTTCTTACATAAAGACCAATATTTGGCATTAGAGACATTTATCTCCAATTTCTCTTTACCAAAATCCTTATATAGCAAAGATGCTTGTGTAACACTATAAGGTGGGTCGTATAATACCATATCAGCAGAGTTAGATTTCTGCCTTTGAAGGAACTTTAATGCGTCAAGGTGATACTGAGTATCACAGTTCGGATTTAAGTCATTGCGAATTGTTCCGAGCTTGCAATCCTTTGCGAATGGGTCAATAATAACACCACCTTTATTGTATTTATCAAAAAGTTCTTTGATTGGCTTTATACCGAAAGTATCACCACTTGGCATAGCCCATTTCTTCTGTATTTCCATATATTTATTCTCCTATATTTTTATCTGGCTCAGCGTCCTTCTTTTCCTTCTCTTTCTGAATCTCAGCGAGAATCTTCTGATACTCTTCATTATTGGTAACAACGTGTACTTGCAATGGGTCTTGCTTAATCTGCTCGCCCTTGCTTGTAAGGTCAATGCGCTGAATCTTTCCGTAGGCTCTATCAATAACTCTTTCGAGCACATCAAGCCCTTTCTTATCAAGTATTCCCTTGGCAATAATACGTTGCATCATCGGGCGTGACTTATCTGTCAACACCGCCTCCAATTCGGCTTGGGGCAGGGTAGCAATATACAGAAAAGACTCTGCGATAATCTGAGAGGAAGGCACTTCGTAACCCTTCTCCTTCATTTCTTCGATGAACAATGACATCGTCTTAGGCTTTGGTGGTCTGCCCTTCGGGTTGCCAACTCCACCTTTCTTAAACTTACCTTTTTCAAGGTTTGCAAGCTGTTTCTTTCGCTTGCTTTCATCTCTTGATAATGGCATATTAATAACTTTTATTCCTAATTTATTCCCAACAATAGCTTTTATTTAAGAAAAGCATCTTTATTCTCTTTTTCCTCTGCTGCCATTTCTCGGCACATTTTCAGTACATTAAAGTACTCTCCAAGATTGTTGTTATAGAGCAGCTTTGCTATCTGCTGTACAAAAGATGACTTGCGTCCATCTTGTTGTAAGGTCACTATCTGGCTCGCTGGCATCATCAAGAACTGCTCCATGATTTCAACCTTTTCCTTAGAGGAAAGAAGTTTCTTGGTAGGAAGCAGAAAACCCACTTCCTCCAAGATTTGTGTTTTGACTGACTTAACCTTCATACTTATCACCATTTACGAGGTTCATAAACTCAGCCCTCACTTGTGGGTCGTCTTTGAAAGCACCTTCAAGGTAAGAAGAGGTCATAATGCCCTTCTTCTTTGCGCCTCTGAACTCTTTGCAAGAATGATGACCCTTCATGACGAGAGCAATACCAAGTGGTGGATATTCGCTACCGAGAGCATCTTTCAGCATATCTACGATGTCGTGTACCAATCGCTCCTGTATCTGTAAGCGAGCGGAGCAGTAATCAACTACACGACCAATCTTAGAGATACCGAGAATCTTGCCCTTTGGGTTCGGAATATATGCGAACCAATACTTGCCCCAGAACCAAACACAATGATGCTCGCAGTTTGAATGGAAATCGCCTTGGTCGATAACCATGTTATCATAGACGATACCATCCTTGCCATTATCAAAAGTAGTAATCTTTGGCTTCTGTGATGGGTCGTAGCCTCTGAATATCTCTTTCCACATTCTGATAATGCGGTCAGGTGTACCCTTCAAGCCCTCACGATTAGGGTCTTCGCCGATATACTCCAAGAGTTCTTTGAGATGCTTTTCTGCTGTTTCTTTTGTAATCTTAGCCATATTATTTACCTTTCCAATATTCTTTATAATCTTGCTTCTCCTCCTCATTTGGCTGATATACCTCATAAGAAGTACCGCATTGCATACAATGATAGTAATCCACTACGGAATCATCATCCTCGCTGCGGTCACCTGATGAATCCAAACAAAGTTTCCCACCGCAATAAAAGCAGATAGGGCGATACTTTGTCGGGGTTTTCTTTTTATTCTTACTCATAGGCGAAATGATTTATTTCACGTTGAGAATCTTCTGCTGCTGTAAAGAAAGTCGCCACTTAGGGTTAGCCTCTACGAAAGCAACTGTTTGTTTCAGAATCTCAGCATTCTTCTTCGCATCGCCCGTATCACAAGGTTGAACGTAGTAGTAATCTGCATCAATACCACAATCGGTAATCTCGTGCTCACCATCAAAGACAACCTTCACCTCGGTAGCAACCTTAATGATAGGTTCTGCGCCCTTAACGAATAAGCACTTAGGAGAGCAAGTAACCCAGTTGATACCACTTGGAATCTTGTGCGTTCCGTTGGTCTCCATAGCAATATAGTAGCCCCAATTTTGGAGAAGGGTAGTAAGCTCCTCATCCACTTGCAATGTAGGCTCACCGCCCGTAAAGACAACGAACTTGCAATCAGGTGAGAGCAACTGAATCTTATTCAGAATATCAATAGCTCCCATTTCCTCATACTTCTTAAAATCAGTATCACAGAAAGGACACTTTAAATTACAACCCGAGAAACGGACGAAGATAGCCGCTCTACCTGCATGTCTTCCCTCACCTTGGATAGAGTAGAAGATTTCGTTTACCTTGTACTTAGCCATTAGAGTGCCTCCTTTCCGTCAATCTTATCATCGTCACAATAAACGGCGATATTGCCTTCACTCTCCTGTACCTTTGCCTTGTAACACTCTGGGAATTGAGCAACAATCCATTTGGCAATATTCTCAGCAGTAGGGTTGAAAGATAAAAGCTCGTTGAGGTTGCCGTGGTCGAGGTAGCCGTGAATCTTCTGTTTGATATGCTTGAAGTCCATCACCATACCATCCTCGTTCAGCTTTTCAGCCTTGCAATAGACAATAATAATCCAATTGTGCCCATGAAGGTTAGCACATTTGCTTTCATAAGAGAGATTCAACTTATGACAAGCAGCAATCTCCATTCTTTTTGATACGTAATACATAATTTTCCTTTCTTTTATTTTGTTATTTCAATTTTTATTCTTAATTTTGCGACCGAGAAGAATAAATCGGGTGGGTCAGTACACTGGCTGCTCGATTTCACGCTTATTCTTCAAAGGCAAAGAGGTGTACCTGCTTTGCTGTTTTTATCAAAGCTTATGGCGATGAATATTGCCTGATAAGCCAACAACAATGACTTCTTTTAAGTTACCTCTTTCATTTCCTTTTGCATGAGTGAGATACATAGAAATTTGGTCTTTGACATATTCCTTTGTCATAGCCTTAGTGTTCTGTATAAGGATAGCAACCTCCGCTCCTTGTGTTGCAGCACTTTTCAAGCTATTTTCTATCTTATAAGAACTCGCCGAGTTGATAGTTTTCATATCCATCACGGCGTGCTCTTTGAAGCCATCAGGCTTTTTTGCTCCCGTTATATACGACATTTCGCTCATTAAATATATACGATAGCCCTTCTTTGCAAGAACTTCTGCGGCATACATTTCCTTATTGGTGTTCGGGTCAGCAATTTCATTATGATGTTTATGTACCACATAGTAACCGCCGCTTTTATCGAAGTAGCTATCTTTATAGTTGCCCGTAGAGACGATGGCTTGAAATTCCGATTCTCTCTTAGCCTTCGTCTTAGGGTTACCTGAATAGTTTCGTGTACCTCCACTTGCCTTAGACATTTACCTCCTCCTTTCTTGTGAACCAATAGAAGAATGGTGTATCACAGATGGCGAGGCAGAATTTAAGAAGATATTGTCCGATGATGATACCTATCAACATTGATAGACCTCCTTCTTTCCAAAACCACCCCATACCGATTCCAAATGCAACAATAGCGTAGATTGCAGTATCAAAAATCTGTGACGTGCAAGTAGAAGCATTATTCCATATCCATCTGTATTTCGTGCCATTCTTGCGATATATGAACTTATTTCTTATCTTATGGAATATATACACATCCCACGTCTGTGAACACGTATATGCGCAAAGAGAACCCAAAACAAACATAGGAGACTGCCCCAATAATGTTTCATAAGCCTTTTGCATAGATACATCATTTGTAGGTGTATATTGTGTTGCGATAATCAATGCAATAGCAAATAACTGACCAACAAAGCCATAGCGTACAGCTCTGTTAGCCTCTTTCTTACCCCAAATCTCCCCTATAATATCAGTACAGAGGAAAGTAAAGGCATAAGTGATAGCTCCACCCGACAACGCCAAAGGGATGCCGAATAGATTCCATCCCGTATCAATCACCTTGCAACCCACAATATTTGCGACCACAATACTTATAACAAAGATGACATATATCATCAATAAATTCTCATTAGTCTTTTTCATAAGGCAAATAATCTTGATTTCCTGCGTATTTTTGATAGTCCTTTTTTAGAAGTTCTATCGAAGCACACAAAAAATTAGTATTTTGTTCATTATTGTATTCGTTTATTTTTTTATACTTCTTCTCACCAACCAATTCAATACATTTACTTTTGTTGAGAGAACTGATATGATGTCCTTTTATGAATCCGAATCTCTTACCTGCAATATAAGTCGTACTATCTGCCGAGGTACAGAAATTACATTGTTGTAGAATCTTTAGTTCTGTACATCCAAGCAAATGAATATCAATAGTCGGCTTTTTCTTTTTAATATAAGAAGCTATATTATATACATAGTTCTTTTTGCCAAACTTTCTTAATTCAGGAACAGATATAGCTATATACTCGGAAAACTCTATCAGTCTATCCAAGCCATTCATTCCATCCTCTAAATGGAATACATTTATTATTCTATTATTCGGCAAGTCATTTCTTAGCTTCTGTCTTAAATCCCATGCCGCTTCTGTTCCGAGAACCTTTTGACAATCGACCTCAACGCAAGTTGCTCCATTATTATGAGCAAGCGTAAATTCAACTAATTTGTCATACCATTTGTAGATGATATTTTCATCATGTTTGCCTGCCATAGAACCGAACATAAGGGTAAATAGTCCACTATCCTGTATGCAGTGCTTAGAAACCTTGGCACAAAGTCGAGGTATTTCTATACTTGGATTTGTCATAGTTCTTAATGGCATTATAGGAGATTTACCCTTGCCGAAAATCATTCTCTCAACGAAAGGGAAAGCTGTGTATAGAGAATATCTTACTCCAAGCTCCCTTACTCCAAGAAACTGGTTTTGCACCTCGCAACCAGCAAAATGAACCTTAATATTATCGGGACAATGAAGCACCTCCATAATCATCCTCCTTTACCTCTGCCTTGATGCAGCTTTTATATTCCTTCATAATTAATTCAGCAATCGTCTCGCAAGACATATCACCGAACTCACAAGGAGAACCAAATTTCTTCGTGAGCATCTTTTCAATCACATGCTGCTGCTCATTGATTTCAATCTCACGCTCATTATGAGATACCTCAAATTCACAACGGATAACAAAGATATGTCTGTGTCTTGCACTTAGGTAAGCACAAAACTCGGGTGCGTTAGGGTAACGATGGAAACCCTCTATTGCATTGTATGTAAGAACCTTTCTCTTCATATTACTTAATTTTCAATGTACCATACTCATCACCGAGAGATTCTGTAATCTTTTCTTTGATTTCATCTGCCTTTTCTGCAAATGAAGCATCAATAGTGATGGTGATTTTCAAATCCTTAGTTTTCTCTTCTTTATCGTCTTCTGTATCGAAAAGACCATCAAGGGTATCAGCATCTGATTCGCCTGCATTAAGGAACGAGGTGTTTACGCCCCATTCATCAAGGTCTTCAATCTCCCACTCACCATTGGCAAGCTCATCCCAATCCCAATTACCTGCTTGCACGTTATCCTTGATAGCATATTCCTTGATTTTCTCAATAGGCGTCTCAGCTTTGAGGACAACGCAAGGGATGGTATCGAACTCGGAATGACCATCAAGGCGAAGCTCGTTGGCGACACGAAGACGCATATTACCGCAGATAGTGACGTAGTTGCCATTATCCATTGCATAAACCATCAATGGCTTATACTCCAGGAACTCAGGGCTATCAGTAAGCGACTTTTTGAGTTTATCGTGCTCGCTTTCTTTAAGGTAGCGAGGGTTCTTACTGATTCCTTCCAACTGTCCGTCATTGTATTCAAGCCTTGTAATATCAATATCGGCATATTCACCAATCTTTAAAAAGAGCTTTTTATCATCAATGCTCGGACTCTGAGATACTTTCTTTTCTCTTCCCATAACTTTACAATTTAATAATTATTATTTGCAAAGTTACGGAGATTATTCGGGTTTTAATAGAAAATAATAGGTTGTGTGTAAACAAATAAAAAAGCTACCCATATAATGAGTAGCCTTTGAAGTTATCATAAAATATTATACCTCTTATATATAAGAAAAGCAGCTACCTATCACAGGCGGCTGCTTATAGACTAATAACTAACTATTATTTTCATTTAACCAAATCTTAACTAATACATATTGTTATGACACTTCAGAACCTATATCCCACAATTTCCGTTTTGCTGATGCAAAGATACAAAAGAAAGCGAGATACAGCAAATAAATGCCATATCTCGTATAAACAATCTTACTTTTCTTCAATCTGTTTAGAGACGTTATCTGCTCGGAAGTCCTCAATCTGCTTGGAGAAAGGGGTGAGCTTATCAAGCTGCGCCTTAACAGAGAACTCTTCGCCGATGAAGGCAACACCTTCGTGAATCTTCTGCAAGGCGGCAAGCTGCTTCTTTGTAGTGACAACAGGGTTGATGTAGATACAACCTTTATGGGTCTGGGCGAACCGCCGACACTCAGCACCACCGCCGTAGATAACAAATAGCGGCTCTTTGCCCTCTGCCCAATCGCTTGCGATGGAATACTCAAAGGCGAGGTTATTCAGTCTATCCGAATATCCACGGGTAGCGAAGGCACGCCATCCACGAGGTACGCCAATCATATTGAGGCGATAGAACTTCTGCGCCACGTTGAGGTCAACGAAGATGCCGATACCCTTACCTTGCATACAACGGGCAATCCAACGTTTCTTGTAGATAGCCTGCAAGCCGAAAGATACGGGCATTTCATTATATAGGGAGAAGTTCGGCTCAACGATAACGGCAGGGTGATGCTGCAATATCTTCTCAGGGTGCTCGTAGATAGCTGAGAAGCGGTAATCATCGGTATAGAAGTGCAAAGAGCCTTCGCCATTAAGGTTGAAGGTTCTTTTCTGTTCGCCGAAGCAAAGGAAGGGTGACTGACACTCCTTGGCTTGTATATCAATATCAAGTGTCGGAATCTCTAGGTCATTGTCCGTTGGGAAGAGCTGGTCGGGCAGGGTAAGCTCATAATCTGTTCTTTTCATTCTTTGTTACTTTTTAAGAGTTCTACGATTTGGTTATATATAGATAAGGTGTACTTATCCTTTGACTGAACGTATTGCATATACTTTCGTGCTTGGTTGATTACGTTTGCTCTGGTACGGCAGAGTAGGCGAGCCGAGCGGTCGGGGTGAATGCAATAATCACGGCTTATGAGGCAATATAGTCCTCTAAGGGTGTTGAGCTTGACGGTCTTCACCGCAGAGCAAAGTTCCATGAACGTAACCTTGCCTACCTCACATACCGCTTGCATAATGCGGTCGGAGAGTTCGTACTGCTGATATTGATTGTATATCATACGCTATTACTTATTATTTGGTTATTAATAGAAAATATAATGCAAAGTTATAAAAATCTATTAAAAAGCGAATAGAAACTATTAATTATTTTAAATTTATTAATAGAAAAGTTGGTTATTTGACAGATTTTTATTAATTTTGCGATGTGTTTAAGAAAGAACACTATCACTTAGCGAGTTTATGGGGAACTTTCTAATGTGTAAGATTTTGGATTTACGTGAGCCGCAAGGCTACTAAATACGGAGCAGCAGAGAATCCCCATTTCTTTGCTGCTCTTGACTTTTTAAAGCATCTGTAAAATGGAGATACGCAGAAAGATATTGAACGATATGTATTGCAATCCCGAACTGAGGAAGGCAATCGCATTTTCCCTTTTCATCAAGACAAGGGTCAAGTCTTCTGCCGTGCAAAGATGGAGCATCAATAAGCTTCACGAAATCACGGGAGTAAGTGCCTGTGCTGTGCGTAAGCGTATTGATACATTGAAGGCTCTGGGCTTAGTTGAGTTCACGGGCAAGAATAATCGTTGCCTTGTCTTCAAGTCTCTGAAAAGTCATACCTCTCACATGAACGTCCTCGTTCCTAATATCGAGTTTATTTCAAGGAATGATTCTAAAAAGAATGCCTATGCACAGAATGTAAAGTTCATAGAAGATACCTTATCTGCTATGCTTATCATTGATGTACAGAATCGAAAGAACTACGCTAAGCAAATGATTCAGCAGTCTAAGCACCCTAAAGGCTTAAAAGAGTTGAAGGCGGCTAAGAAGGTTTGTAATCGTTTTGGCTACGGCGATAAATTCAGAGAGAATGGTATATCATATAAGTATATAGCTGAGAAGTTAAGCGTAAGCGTACAAAAAGCTTTTGATTTGGTAAAGTTTGCGGTCAAAAACGAGATTTTATGCAAATATAGAAACATAGAAAAGCGTTTTTTATCCTCTATTGACTATATAAAGGATATAATACTCAATAACTATACTTATATCAAGGGAGGGGTAATCTGTAGGGTGTATGCTAATACCTATGAGGTAATGGAAGGCTCGCCTTCGGCTCGCTTCGCTTCTGTGGTGGTATATAATTAGATTATAAAAAACTAAGATTTTGTTTAACGTTTAAATATAGGAGATACAGAAAATGATGTCAGAAAAACAATACGAGGTAGCTTGTAAGGGTGTTATCATTCAACTTAGAACTGCTCAAAAGCTTCATTGCAAGCACATGGAGCAGAAGTATAAAGAGGCTTTAGAGAAGCTTCAAAAGAGATTTTTAAAGCCTGATGCCGTTGGCTGCTTCGATTTGGGCGCAAGGGTATCAAATAGTTATTATCATCTTTAAATGGTTAAGATTATGGGAACAAAAGTAGAAGTAAGAACTATTCCTTTGCATGGATTGTTTATTCATCGCAAGCAGGTTTGGCGTTCACTCGGTAAGCTGAGAGCTGAAAGCCATTCTACGTCAGCGCAAAAGGTGTTTATGAATGAGCATAATACTGAGGTATCAACTGAGAATGCTGATTTCATTGATGGATTGAAAGTCACTCCTTATGATGGTGAGCTGCCAAAAATATCAAAAAACGTTGGTAGTATGAGTTACTACCAGTATTGTTTAACGCAAAAATTGGTTTAGTTATGGAAGATTTACCTATTGGCTCAGAAATCACCTTAAAGGTGGTTGAAAGCGAGACAGAAGAATGTAATGGTTGCTTCTTTGACGAGATAAGCAGCAATATTTATGAAAATATCTGCAAAGATATTTGTTGTGCCGCAATCGACAGAAAAGACGGAAAGAATGTTCAATTTAAAAGGGTAAAGTAATATGAAAAATAAGATAAATGTAGCGAATCTTCTTAAAGATATGCCAAAAGGAATTAAGTTGTATGACTGGTTACATAATATAGATGTAGAACTAGATGAAGTCGCAACAACGGAAATAGAAACTGTTATTTGGTGTACAAAGAAAGATGAAGATTATAATGAGCTTTTTGGCTATTCTCAACTTGGAACACTTAGAGGATGGTTTGATGGCTTACAGATTCTCTTTCCTTCCAAAGAGATGCGAGACTGGTCTAAATTCTTGTGGAAGAAGGGCGATGTACTTGCTAATGGAGAGGGCGACTATTGTGTATTCAAAGAATTTGCTCATTCTTCATACCAAACAGTTAAGGCTGTATTCGTTAAACGTAACAAAGAGTCTATTCATTCTGATTCATGTCTTTTGGATACAAAGGATTGGCACAAAGCATCACATAGTTGTACCGCTACATACATCAATACCATTGAGAAAGAATTAAGTGGTAAGCTGAATATGGAGACCTTGGAGATAGAGAAGACTCAGCCAGAATTCAAGGATGGGGATATACTTGTCACTCCTAGTTATGATTCGAATAAATATCATATTTTTATCTTTAGTGGATATAATGAGGTAGGTTCTTATAATTACTATATTGTATTTTTATCTTCTGGAAAATTGCAATTATCAAGTGGTTTTCCTTGGTGTTCAAAAACTGATAAAGTAAGATATGCTACAGAAGAAGAGAAGCTGCAGCTCTTTGATGCTCTCGAAAAGGAAGGTAAACGATGGGATAGTGAGAAGAAAGAAGTTGTGAATTTAAAGCCAAAGGTTGAGCTGAAACCATTCGATAAAGTGCTGGTAAGAGACTTTAGTAGAGATAAATGGAGTATAAGTTTCTTTAGCTTTAAAAAGGAAGGCTGCTACGTATGTATAAATCATTGTAGTTGGAATCAATGTATTCCTTACATCGGCAATGAATCATTGTTAGGTACAACTAAAGACGTGGAGGGCTGATTATGGGCAATGAAGATTTAACGAATTGCATACCTTGGTATTGTCAACCACATTTTAAGTGTGAAGATATACAAGATGGTAAGACGCAAAGAAGAATGCGTAGAAAGAATCAACTTAGAAAAAGAAAGGGTAGACTATGATTGATAAAAACAAAATAGAAGAAGCCAAGGAAGAAATCTATGAAGATAGATTTCTGTTAAATGGTGAAGAAGTAGTCTTCGATAATGATGCTAAAGAGGAAATGTTCTACAAAGAGGACATCAAAGAAGCTATTGAACTAGGTGCTAAGTGGGCTATCAATGAGTTCTTGAAGGACTTGTGGCATGATGTAGATGAAATGCCTAAAAGGGCAAAGGCATTCATCTTTGAGTGTGGTGATTACAGCATGAATTATCATGTTGGCATGATGTTCAATCCTAATGATTACAAAAAAAATGCTGAAATATGGCACATGAACAGATGGTGTTACCTAGAGGATATTCTTCCAAAGCAGGAAGGAGGTGAGCAATGAAAGAGCTTAAAGATTTGGTTGTTGGCGATGATGTGCTAGTTAGCGGTATGCATCACAGATGTATCGCCAAGGTTGATAAAGTGACAAAGACTCAAATTGTTGTTAATGGCGTTAGATTCAGAAGAGATTCTGGCTGGCAATGTGGTAGTGATAGGTGGGATACGAAAAGTATATCTGTTCCTACAGAAAAGGAAATATCAGATATTAAAGAAGAGAATTTTCGCAAGAAACTCATCTACGCTATCAGTTCTTTTGATTTCAAACGCTTATCAACAGATGAGTTAAAACAATTGTACAATATTGTAAAAGGCAAAGAAAATGAAAAAGAATAAACACTCATTAAAGATAAGTCGTAGCTATGGTGATATTACCCTTGATGGTTATCCAATAGCTACATATTCGAATGATGAATTGAAGATTCTAAAAAACCTGCTAGAAAAGGTTCTGTGTGAAGTAAATGAATATATTCATCTTTAGACAAGTAAAGCGTATGGCACAGAAAGAATTTAGGAAACCACCTCGTTATATGGTGGGTGATATCGTTTATAGTCACGGATTTATTTGTATTGTCTGTAGCATCTATCCGTTCAATATAGATTATTCTTACGACTTGAAAGTTATTGATGGGCAAAGCTTGGGCAAAATTTGTCAAAATGATATTATGCACGTTCATATTTGGGAAGAGTTTCTTAAAAAGAATGGATGGACATGTTATCGCTCTGAAGGAGAATGTTTTGGGCATAGGTGGTATAAACACCAAGAATACCCTTTCACTTTGCGATATAATAATTTCTTGGGAAATTGCGGAGTATCTTTCAATGACGGAAAAGATGATACTGTTATGATAAAAGGTGTAGATGAACTCCAACATATTCTTTTTGGCTTGCAATTAGATAGTAATTTAAAAATATGAGCGTATATATTTTGAATATAGAATCGTAAAGATTGAGAAAGGTTTGTTTCTCATTGAGTATAAGACCGCTCCTTATGGAGTTTGGCATGAAGTAAAAAACAAACAATTCAAGACTAAGCCAAAGGCAGAAGCTTGGGCTAGAAAGAACTTGGTTTAATGAAGTAAAGCGTATGGATAAGTTAGAATACATTCCAGGTGATTTTGTAATGACAAATGGAGTACCACTAGGTACAGCTAGATATGTCGTTTACAGAGTAACATCATCAGACCAATCAAAAACTTTGAAGTTTGACGATGGAACGGTTCTGAAGGGTGTTGTTCGTTTAGAAAACCTTGAAGGTGCAGAATTTGGAGATAAAGGCTATCTCTTAGGTGATAGCTGTGCTTGGGTTAAGGATATTGTTCCTATTCCTCTTACTACTGAGATTCTTGAAAAGAACGGATGGAAGAAATCAAAGACAAATGATTGTGCATACTTCTATTACAAAGACGGATTATTTCTTACTTATACATCGAAAGATGGTAAGTTTTGGCTTGATGACTTCGATTATAGTAGCAGTATATGCGTAGAACTTCCTTATATACATAGCTTACAGCACCTTCTCTTCGTTCTAGAACTTAACTCAGAAATGGAGGTGTAGTATGAGTGTAGCAACACAAGTAAATCACCATTGCCCTTTCTATGGAAGAAAATGTTACCAATGCGGTTATTGGAATCGTAGAGGAAATGAATGTGAGATAATAACTCATCAAGACAGAAAAATTTGATGTTTAACGCCTTCGGGCATAAATAGAAGTAATATGAAGCATAAGTTTACAGTTGTCATTGAATCTAATGATGATTCAGAGGACAGAGAAGAAGTTAAAGATTGTCTGCAAGACTGGCTTGAAATGAATTGTGGACAAGAGAAGGACTTGGGCGGCTATCCAGATTGGAAGTCAGCAGAAGTTGAGTAACTAACCATCCTGCAAAGGATATAAATATAAGTAATATGTATAAGAAGTACAGAAAGAAGCCAGTTATCATTGAGGCTATTCAGTGGACTGGTAAGAATTTGTCAGAGATTGACAATTTTATGGGTGGAATCGTTGAAAACAAAGAAACTACCCTTGTAATTCATACCTTAGAGGGAGATATGGAAGCATCTATTGGTGACTATATCATCAAAGGTGTAAATGGAGAGTTCTATCCTTGTAAGCCTGATATTTTCGCTAAGACTTACGAGGAAGCAACTGAGTAACTAACCTCCCTTACGGGATATAAATATAAGTAATATGGAAGAAAGAATGTTTATAGTAATAGTAAAAGGCGAAATTAATGAGTCTGAAATGTCATTGAAAAGAGCTATTAGTGAAGCTATTGAGTGTGAGGCTAAAGAATATGACGAGTCACCTCTTTATGGTTGTGATGTTTCTGTAAAGGAGGTCGAAGATTAACTAACCGCCCTTATAGGGCATAAATATAAGCAATATGAAAAAGATTATTTTGGCAGCCTTAGTTGTTGCAAGTTTGTTCGCTTCTTGCTCTAGCGAGAAGACTTTTAAAAAGAAAGATGGCTCTACGATTACAGCAAAGCCTTATGGCTGGGCTAGTAAGGAAAACAAAGTAGAAGGTGTTAACTACGAGTTGAATGCTCCAGATGTTGTAGCATCTATCATCTTCGCCCCATCTGTTATTGCTCCAGTTTTGCTGACAGCTTACGATGTATGGGAGCCAGTATCATATACTGAGCCATCCACCAAGTAACTAACCACCCTCTCCTTGGTGAAATTAAGATAATAATGAAAAAGCCGTGCTCGAATTAGATTGGTTGGCATTAGGTGTAGCCGTAAAATATCAATTACCGCTTGACAATTCACCTCAGAGCACTCTTATGTGGAAAAGGCATCAAGCATTTAGTACACATCGAAGAACGTTAATGAGTGAAAGGCTCATAAAGACTCCAATCCGTTATTATTTTGATAACATCATGGAGAGGGTAAAAAGAAAAGAATATGGCAGCAAAAGACTATAAGATATGCCCAGCATTATTCAATGCTTTTATAGCAAAGGTCTCTAAAAAAGACCCTAATTTAATGCTATCGGACAGAAGAGTGATTACAGAAAATGAAATCTTTATGCTCATTAATTGGAAGTTAGAAAGATTCTGCATTGAGAACAAAACTGATACAATGAAGATATTAGTAGATGGGAATCCTATAATTGAGATTAAGGCTAAAGGTTCTTTACTTGATAAGATTAAGAAAGAAATTGAGGAGGATAAGCAATGAGCAAAGAAAAAGCGATAGTTCACATAAATAATGTGTCCAAGATGATTGGCTCAAAAAGAATAAAATTGAGTAAAGGTATGGCAATTCATATTCAAAACGAGTTAGTCTTGGCACTTAAAGAGTTGGAGGATTAAAAAATGAGTGTATATGCGACAATAGACTTGGATAGCTTAATCTGCAAGTTACCTGATGATGATTTGTCTGACTTCATGTTAGAAACATTCCGTGATAGAGTTTCAGATGAATCTCATGTAAGCCTTATTACAGAAATGTTTAAAGTTATGTATGATACAGACCAAGAAGATGCACTTGCCAAAATGGTTGCTAATATACAAGAAAGAAGACCAAAGCAAGTGTCTCCCGTATGGGTTTCTATCAAGGATAGACTTCCACCAGTAGATAAAGAAGCTGTTGTCCTCACTAAAGATGGAGAAATATGTTTCGGGCATATAGTAGATAAAAAGATAGCCAAAGACTACAACGGATGGAATATTCCTGATGTAGAATACTGGCTACCATTCGTTGACCCAAAAGAAAAATGATTATGATAAGAGAAGAATTACAAAATGAATTTGGCGATGCTGTCTGTGTATATTGTAACAAGAATATCATTCCAGAGCATAATCTTGGTATAGGTTGTCTTTGCGAAGGAAACTGGTGTGAGGAAGCACAAGATGGCTACGCAACAGAAAATAATATAGAGTTGGAGGATTGATATGACAATAGAAAAACTTTTAGAAAAGGCTAGAGAGTTCGAGGAAAAGAACAAAAGTTTCACTTGGAAGCCTAAAGATTTCCCTGAGGATATGACTGAGGAGAGCACTCTTTATTAACTTATATCAGAAGGAGATAATATGTATGATGCTTTGAAAGAAGCGGTTGAGTTAATTCACGACCTAGCGGTTGAGTTAGAATATAAAGACGCAGTGGAGGGCTAATTATGGACAGAAATCAAGCCAAAGCGTTTTATCCTATTCTGCAAGCATTTGCAGAAGGTAAAGTAATAGAGACAAGAACTGACCCAAATGTTGTTGGCAAAGGTTTGGAAGACATGAATGATTGGACAGAAATGAATGAGATTGAACACTGGAATAATATACAGTATCGTGTCAAGCCAGAGCCTATCTGCCGCCCTTTTGCAAATGCAAAAGAATGCTGGCAGGAAATGCAAAAGCATCAACCGTTTGGATGGGTGAAAAGAAAGGGAAATGAACATTATTCATTAATCACGGATGTTGATGATATTAAATATGGAATATCATTAAACGAAAGAAGTGGATTTGATATGGATTATGTGTGGGTTAATTACACCTTTGTCGATGGCACTCAATTCGGCGTAAAAGTGGAGGAATAGTTATGGCATATTGTTTTTGTGATTTTTGCGATTACAAGGATAAGTGTAAGAACTATCGAAAGGTAGTTGTTTGTCCTTATATGAAAACGGAGGAATAGTTATGGATAAAAACGTTTGTGATAATACATTAGTCTTTGGTAGCTGCCATGCTAGAAGTTGTATTGAAGTACCCTCTTTGACGGCAGGAAAGGCTAAATGGAAGGCTTTCTATGATAAGTTCCCTTGGCTTAAAGGTCAACCTTTCTATCTTAGACGTTCATGCTTCTGGGATGGAGGTGAAAGAAATCTGAAGGCAATAAAGATAAAACTTAAAAAGATATAGTTATGGCTGATAAAAGTTTAATGGAAGAAATGCTCCCGATGAAGATTAGTAATTGGGAGTCTATAGAGTATAGTGAGGGACTTAATTGTCCTAATGAGGAGTGTGATAATAAAAGCTGTAGTTACCACGCTAGAAATATTATCGGATGATGTGATACTCCTTATGGCTATATGATGGTCTGTGAGTGCAAAAAATGCTTCACTAAGTATCGCTTTCATGGAACAATAGGTGGCAAGTTTGATTTTAAAAACTTTGCTGACAATTTCCTGATGCGTGTTGAAATGGAAAAGGAGGAATTATAGCGTATGAAACCAGAAAATATCAAGTTCAAGGCTAAACGTCTTGACGGAAAGGGATGGGTTTGCGGATATTTCTATGAAGAGAATGGTAATACATACATCATCGAAAATCGCCAGAAAGAAAGCAAGTTAAACAGAAATCTCTCTTATCAGGTTGACCCTTCTACCGTCTGTCAGTTTACAGGGCTGAAAGATTGTGAAGATAAAGAGGTTTGGGAAGGAGATGTTCTTCTTAATACAAATTCGGGCAGCCAATATACTGTAATGTATTCTGATTACGGTGGTGCATTCTTTATTCGTAAGAAAGGAACAGCGAATGACGATATGTATCTGTTTGAACTCTCCGATGTAGACAAATGTATCGCATTCCTTGAAGTTATTGGTAATAAATTCGATAAGTAGCTTATGAGAATACAAACAACATTGAATGATAAGCACAAAAATCATAGTTCGCATCACACGCTTATCGCAGATTGGATGCATGATTGTGCGGAATGGGAAAATGATGATATTCTTATTGAAAAGGTTGAACAGAAAAATAAATAGCGTATGAAGCTTAAAAAAAATAAGAAATGAATAAGGAAACTAGACTAAAGGTATATCGTATGTATGATGGTCATTGTGCCTATTGTGGCAGGACTATAGAGTACAAGGATATGCAAGTAGACCATATTGTTCCCAAAAACAGAGGAATGTATTACAGATGGGATGAGAAACAAGGCAAGTTCGCAGTAACTCAAGGCGAGGATAGCTTAGAGAACTATATGCCAGCTTGCCGTGCTTGTAACTTCCGTAAAAGGGATATGACCTTAGAACAGTTCAGAGCAGAAATAAAGAGGCAGGCGGTTGGCTTGCTAAGTGGCGCTGCCAAGTTTCAAGTGAAGATGAGTATTGCCTATGGTCTTATTATTCCTCAGTTCGACAAGAATGTAGTGTTTTATTTTGAGAAAGTTAAACGTAAAGATTAAGAGATATGAATGAGTTTACAAAGATTTTCGCAAAGACAATAGAAGATGAAGCTATCAAACAGATAGAAACCCTATCTAATAGCGAGGCTTACAATAGTTGTAAAATAAGAATAATGCCAGATTGCCATGCAGGTAAAGGATGCACTATTGGCACGGTAATAGAGCTTGACAACAGAGTAGTTCCTAACACTGTTGGAGTAGATATAGGCTGCGGCATGAAAGTCGTAAGACTTGGTAAAGTTGATATTGACTTGCAGAAATTTGATGAAGCAGTCAATAAGTTGATTCCGTCTGGTTTTAATGTCAACGAGGGAGAAGTATCAGCCTACATAAACGGATTGGTTGATGGTTGTATGTTTGGCAAATTCCGTGCTTGGGATTGTCTTGACAGCATGGAAATAGTATATCGTTCTGTTGGAAGTCTTGGCGGTGGCAATCACTTTATTGAGTTAGATGCAAATGAAGAAGGAGAGAAGTTTCTTGTGATACATACAGGAAGTAGAAACCTTGGTGTTAGAGTATGCAACTATTACCAAAAACTTGCCTACGAGTATTGTCGTAAGAAAATAGCTGATAAGTCTGAGGTTATTGCCAAGTTGAAAAGCGAAGGAAGAGAAAAGGAAATACAGAGTGCTATCAAGTTGTTAGGTGCTAGAAATATTAGCAAGGAACTTTCTTACTTGGAGGGCGATTTGCTTAATGATTACTTAAATGATATGCGTATAGTTCAGAAGTATGCCGAGCATAATAGAAGAATTATAGCTAACAGACTCGTCAATGCTCTAGGTGTGGATATTGACCCAAATTCAGACAAGCATTCTTTTACAACCATTCACAACTATATAGATACAGACAAGGGCATATTGCGAAAAGGAGCTATCAGTGCAAAGAAAGACGAGATTGTCATTATTCCTATGAATATGCGTGACGGTTCTCTTATCTGTAAAGGTAAAGGAAACAAGGAATGGTTATGCTCAGCCCCACATGGAGCAGGTAGATTGATGTCTCGTACGCAAGCGAAGAAAGAGTTATCTATGGATTCTTACAAGAATGAAATGAATGGTATTTATTCCACATCAGTTTGTGAAGAAACCATTGATGAAGCACCTATGGCATACAAGCCAACCGAAGAGATTGTTGAGTTAATCAAACCTACGGTTGATGTCATTGATGTTATTAAACCAATTTACAACTTTAAAGCAAAATTATAATGAGCAAGGAAATATTTGACTTCTCGTAGGCTCTGAGAAGAATGAAGGAGGGAAAGAAAGTGAGAAGAAACGGCTGTTATTTTAGTTTGTCTATAAACAAGTATAAAGAAATATCCATCTTGTACCAACAAAGTTCCATAGAATCATTCACCCATGTTGTACCACATTATTGGCATTTCTTCTCCTTGGATGATATTCTTGCAACAGACTGGGAGGAGGTGTAAGGATGAAGAAGAAAATATTGACCCTCACCGTCAGCAAGCAGTGGTTCGATATGATTGTGGCTGGCGAAAAGACTGAAGAGTATCGGGAGATTAAGCCGTATTGGGTAGCACGATTATTTCATAATAACAGCAATATTGTTGATGTGCGAAATTTTGCCTCGGCTTTAGCAGGGCGAACGGATTTACTTAAAAAATATATTGACGCACAGAGAATTGTGTTAAAACAATATACTCACGTCCTCTTCATTAACGGCTACCGCAAGGATAGTCCACGAATCGAAAAGGAGATTGAAAGTATCACCATCGGCAAGCCTAAGAAAGGCTTATGCCCCGATAAATGGCTTGATACTGAGTTCTTTATCATTAAGTTTAAGTGATATGAAAGTAAAGAATTTACCAAAGAAGATTTATCTCAACATCTGTAGCAATGAAGATGAGGTAGATTACAATGAGCTGAACGGGGTAACGTTCAGTACAGAAAAGATTGGTGTTACCGATTGTGATACGGAAAACGTTCCTTACGTGAATGCTGCATCATTATGGCACGACCTAAAGGAAGAGAAGCCACCATTAAAAAAGTGGGTAATGTTCCGATATAGTGGAGGTGGCGTGAATCCTACAGCTCTTCACTACGGAGCGATGAGTGATGGTGTATGGCTAGTCACTAGAGGAGATGGCACGCATCGTATTGAAGCTCTGTACGAGTGCTACGATAAGATAGAGTGGCTTGATTTTGATGAACTAAAATAATGATAGTATATGAAAGCAAAGGATTTTTTGAATGCCATGATTTGTATGGATGAGTTTACGAATTTAGTATCTTGTGTTTATCCCGACAAATATAAGATAGTTTGTATGAAGCATGGGATAGACGAACGTGATGCTATGGATATGTACTCCTACTTACAGAAAATGAAGAGTGGTGAGTATTGGCGAGTTAGTAATAAGCCAAAAGATTATATTGAACGTGTATTGGCTATGGCAAATGAGGCATATAGCCTTTATACGAACAATAGTTTGATTTTAGATATGGCGAATTTTGGCGATAATTTAACTAGAATCCTTGTAATCTTCGAGAAGGAATGTAAAAGAATCCAACAGGAGTTTGACCTCAAAGAAGAAGGGACGTATGTTGCTATTGCTGAACTTATTAGTAGTGGTTATTCTGTTGTGTCTGTTATTCGTCAATCAGATAGCATTGATAGTAAAAACTTTGTAGGCGAAAAAATAGATAAAAATCAGTCTCGTATTCCTATCTATGATGGCGATGTGATGCTCTGTTACGTCAAAAAGCCTGAGTTTTGGAGCACAGACTGTTATGACTGCGGGCTTTATATCTGCGAGAAAGGTTCATATCATAAATTACTCTATACTCCAAATAAGGGGTATGTAAGACATGGCGAACCAGATACGGATGAAGATTTTGAGCTTGATATAGAAGAGAATGCCTTCACCAATTACATTATGACTTTGGGGCAGTCTTTTTATAAGCTAGGCAATATTCATGCAGGAATTGGTTTCTTGGTAGAAAAACGTAATAATGACAAATAAAGAATTTTTTAATGCGTATCGTGGAGAGCCTGTTCTTTATAAAGGTAAAGATATTGGTGCATACGTTGCAGGGTATGTAGAAGAAAAGTATATCATCCTTGGGTTCTATGATAACAAAGGATGTATTCTTGCTTTTAATACAGATGTGAATGTAGATAAGGTGTATGAATCATACCGATTTGCAAAGTTAAAGTATTTGGAAGTAATAGAACAATAAGAAAGGGTAGGGCGAAAGCTCTACCCCTTCTTGTCATATAGAACATAATCAATCACCTTTCGGTTAGCTTCATCAATCAGTTGTTGGTCTTTGCGCACATATATTGAGGTTATTCTGTGGCTACTCTTATGCCCAAGACAGTCAGCGATAACGTCCATACTGATACCGATTTCATAAGCGATAGTGGCAAAGGTATGTCTTGCCCAATACGTACTGACCTCGGGAATACCGATGCTATTGCAAATTTTAGATAGCATTTTATTGATTGATACATCGTAATAGCGATACGAGCTCTTTCTATCGAAAACGCTTAGAAGGTGCTCTTTTCCCTTATATTTTTCGATAATTTCAAGAGCTTCGGGTTCTACCTTAATATTATATAATGTGCCCGTCTTTGCTCGTCTATAAGTTATTCTGCCGTTTTCAATCTTCACTATCCTAGAGAGGTCAATTAGATTAATGCCCATGAGATAGAAGATAAGGAAGAAAATATCCCTATGCCTAGCACGAAGCGGAGTAAGCTTCGCATCATGCAGCTTTCTTAGTTCCTCAACCGTCAATGAGCGTTTCTTGGTCTCTTCCATTTTGATTGAATACATATTGAATATGTATTCCTTCAATAGCCCTTTCTTTCTTGCGAAGTTTAGAACCGCCCGAATACCCCTTAACCTTACAGCAATGGTATTCTTTGTATTCTTATCTTTTTTCAAGGATTCAACAAATCCATCAAGCCATTCAATATCTATATCCTCCAACCTTAAAGATTCATAGTCGCAATAGTTGCTGATTTTGCTTGCAGTTGTTGTATAGACCAACTTTGTGCCTTCGTTATCTTTGGTCGCAAGGAAAGCATCCATCTGAGTTTTGAAAAGATGATTCTTATATTCTTGCTCATCCTCATCATTGGATAGATAGAGCGAAAGCTTCTTGTTTGAGAAGTAGCGCAGTTTGCCTTCTTCTTGCAACTGCACTATCTTATCATTGAGAAGGGAAAGCCTTTTTATCAGCTTCATATTGATTACTCGCTGCTCGGGCAATCCCTTCACCTTTTCATTCTTGGCATCCCATTCATCTTCTTTCAGCTCATAGCCTGTCGGAATATAAATGGCACTATCTTTTCTTGCGACCTTGAATTTGAGCGGAAATCTACCACTATTCAATCGCCGTCTTTTATCTAGCTTGATTGATACCTTAATCAT